CCTGACCTTTAAGCATAGTTAAGAGAGAGAGTATTACTCTTCCTCAGCTAATTTACTAAAGTATGACAAAGTATCGTCACCATCACTAGCTTCTGGTTGAGCATTAACTTCAGCTTTTTTTGCTGTATCGTTGGTTTGAGGCGGGAGCTTTACATTCTCAACGGTACTAGCATTTCTGTCGCCTGTAATTACCCTATTCAGTTTCTCTTTGAGTTCATCATAGGTTTTAAAATTACTAAGGTCAACAAAAGGTTTTAGAGGGTGTTGTAGTTTCCAAATTGCTTTGATTTTCTCGTCATCAACAGCAACTTGACTTACGCCCTCAAACTCGGATTTGTCGTAGTTCCAATAACCATCAACTTTTCTAATTTTTAGTTTAAAGTTAGCACCTTTCCAAAAATCAAATGGGTTAATCGGTTGTTCATCATCAAACGCCGGTTGCATTGCTTCAGTAATCTTATCAAATATCTTTTTACCAAATTTGAATAAGAATACTTTGCCCTCGTTTTCAGGATGTTTTGGGTCACTTACAATCATAATATTAGAATAGTAAGATAACTTTCTTTTTCTTTTTCTAGCTATCTCTTTATCACTATCTAGTCCTGTATTCCACAATCTTGTGTTTTCTTCCGACACAGGATCTTTTTGTGACATTGTTGTTAATGAGTTTTCAATATACCAGCCACCTTTGTCTTGGAAAGCGTGAGACCAAACTCTCTGCCAAGGTAAATCTTCGCCCTCTATAGCAGGTAGAAATCTGATTACAGCAAAGCCATTACCAGTTTTATCTAGTTCTGGTTTCCAGAATCTATCGTCTTCGTATTTTCTTTTGTTGGATTGATCCTCAGGTTTGAGGTTTGTTTCAAGTGCTTTTGTTAGTTTATCAAAATTACTTGATGATGTTTTTAATGTTTCAAAGTCCATATTTTCTCCTTATTACTTTGTATTCGTTGTATTTGTGTTACCTGTATAATCGGTATCATTTTTATTTATAAGACTTCTCACGTTGACTTACCCATTTTCTTAAGCTTTCTTGTTTAGCCTTTTCATCATAGGTTGCCTTTGGTAAAGACTTCTTAATTCTGTACTCTTTATAACTCTCACACCAACTTACTATTTTGTCTAAAAGTTTGTATATAATTTTATCAAACATATTTCTACTAATATATCATAACCTTGTGATTTTGTCAATGCTCCTACAAATTAAACTTCTTATAAAATTCATCATAATTCATATAGTCCAGGTTGCCTTTATGGTCTGTCCATTCTCTTACCACCTTGTTTACCTCATCACCACCTTTGATACTATTTTGTACTTTATAAAACATCACCTTTTTACTCTTATGTTTACCAGAAAAGTCAAAAAATGTCTCTTTTAATTGTTGTACCCAATTTACACTAGGTGTAGGAGCGTGGTCTTTTAACACATAGTTTGGTGTGCCAGCAAATATATTGTTAACTTTACCTGTTGTGCTATTTAAGTCCATACCTAATAGATAAACCTCATTTGGTTGTTCTAATAAACAAGATATGTAAGCCGCTGTCGGGCCAGCAGCCCAACCTTTGTCTTTAAAATCTTCTATATCGTTTAAACATTTTGATTTGTTACCATCTTTTAGCCAAGATACTTTGATAGATTTTTGTTGTACAAATTTTCTGCCTTTTGTTTTATCACTTCTTACCACGTGTGCCACACCTGATACACTTGAACCGTGCATTACAAACTCTTTACAACCAGTTCTATCATTTTCATAAAAAGCTCCTTCTTCTCTTGCTAATCTTAAATCTTCATCTGAAGCACCAGCCTTAATCATATTTTCATATAGTTCAGCAGGTACTTTTGACCAGTTTCTAAAATAAGTTGGTATCTTTTCACAAATACCACTATGATACATTTCGTGCATTATACCTTGGTCAACACCAACTAAAACATCTATGTCATCTGGATTGGTTCTGTAAATGGCATTACAACCATAAATCTTACCGTGTTGTCTTAATTTTTGTAAGTCAACACCTAATCTACTTTGGCCGTTGCCTAAACAAAATACAATATTAGGATATGATCCGCCTTCTTTACCCATTAACAAATACCTTTTTCATTATTAGTTTACATTCGGTAGGATTGAATTTAACAAACGGTTTTAACTTGGCAATCGTAGATGAGATTTTAGGCCATACCACATTTTCGGTAATTTCTTTATCCCAATTTTTACTAAACGACAAAAAGTGGTCAAGCACAATGATGGATTGGAAAGACGTTCTTTTTTGAATAAGTAAGCGTAACAATCTAGGATGTTGTCCGCCACGGCATACAAAACCATCATCAAAAGAAAGATTGCGAGAAATAAAGTCATCACTAATCCGTACCATATCGTCCCTAAAATGATATCCAAAAGCCTCTTTACGCTTTTTAAAGTCCAAGTAAACGTCTTTTCCGTCATTCTGTAATAAATTCCCTACCCATTTTTTATTATTGTGTATAAAATTAGCAACAAAAAAGTCAACAATGTTATCTTGGTTATACTGTTTTGATAATTTGTGAAAGAAATATCTGTCATTTCTTTTAGTAAATGTTTCAAGTTTACAATTAACTTTTCCACCATATTCTTCATAATTATATGTATCCGTTGTAAAATGTAACTTTATTGCCAAGTAAGCTTTAAATACTTCAAACCCTCCATACATATTCTTGTTCTCGCCATTGTTTTCTCATTTCTATGTATATAGGATCGTGTGTTACCACATCACGCCATCTTTTAAATGTTCTAGCCGCCTTAGCTTTTTCACTTGTAGCCCAATCTTTCTCTTGTGGTAAAACTTTTCCGTCTCTACCATACTTCTTACCGTCTTTGTGATTAGCATATCGTCTAGCTCTTGTAAAACCCATTTCTAAAAACTTTCTACACATATCCATACCTATAAAATCTTTTAATACTCTATAATCAGCGTACATATTATAAATGTGTTCAGCACTTTTTCTTGCTTCTCTTACGGTCTTAAATCGCCAATGTTTACAAATAACATCTGTATATGGTCTAACTAATAATACGCCTTGCTCACCACGACCTATTCTGTATCGTGTATCATTTGGTCTAAATGTTGTATTTTTATAATCTATTTTATAATCAAATTCTAACATATTACATTGGTAATTGGCCACACTTTGGATACTTTAACATTTTTAAATTAGTAGCCTCTAATTTAATTTTTTCTTTTAATGATTTTGATATAAGGTTACCAACTGTACCCTCATCTATTTGATTCTCTTTACAATACCACAATACAGCCTCCATATGTGATATGGATTTTTCTTTTACAATGTTTTCTATTTTTAAACTAAATTCTTTACTTGTCATAATGTTTTAAAGGGTGTATTTCCACTCTCGCATCCATACACCCCGGTACCTTTCTGGTGTGTTAACGGTACCAATATATCATAAGTAAATGATTTTGGCAAGTTTATTGCCTAATTATTCTTTGAGAAGTTTACAAGTATCTTTATCAGCTGGGTTGCCAACTTGTTTATCATATAACCAAATGTATGAGTAAACAATTTTATTTTCCTTTTCGGTACATTTTTTACCAAAAGAAAGTCTTGGTTCACTTATACTACAAGCTGTCAATAAGACGCTTGATATTATTATCAACACAAGTTTTTTCATAATTATCCTTTGTTAGGTTTTGTCAGATCAAATGTATGAAACAATATACAACTCTCTGATTGATTTGGAACATCTATTACAGCCGTTGTTTGTGTTTCATCTTCGTTCACATAGTAAGTTATCATATAAACTGGTTGTCCATCTTCTCTCATACCCTCTCTACCTAAAGAGAGATTATATGGTTTAAAATTGAAATGGTCAAGATATGTGTTTATCTTATCTATTGAACCACATAACGCTGGCACTTGTTGAAAATAGTATGAACCTATCTCATCTTCGTGGTCAGCATATGCTATGCTAGCAAATAAAATACTTAAAATTATTATTAGTTTTTTCATCTTATCCTATTTGATAAGATGTTATTTACTCGCTATCTTATCTTTTGTTTTTTCTTCAAAATATTTATAAAAGTTTTGAATAGATTTGCCAAGTTCTTCTTCGTAGTCTGCTTTGTTCTTAACGAAAGTCTGAACAGAGCCGTCTTCACTAGCAATCAAAATAACTATTTGCTCTATCTTTTTACCAAATGTTTCTTCATACATATGAGCATAAGCCGTGGTTTGTAAAAAGTAATTCTCAATCCAACTTTCTAATCTTTCTTTATTAGCTGTTTTGAAATCAATTACAGACAACTTACCATTGTACTCAGCAACACAATCTACTTGACCAGCAATTGTAAGTTTTGGACTATACATAATTGCCTCTAGTAAATGTATATTATCAATTTGGTCTATGTAAGGTTTCATCAACTTAAATAAACCTAATGGTAAAACATCTCTAATACTAGGAGTTTCGCCTTTGATGTATTGTTCTACGAGGGTGTGGAAAGATTTACCTCTACGAGCTGCTCTGCCCATTTCCCAATTGGCAACTTTTTCGCCAATCTTTTCTCGCCACTCTTTTAATTGTTCAGTTTTTCTGATACCTAATACTGTGGTAACAGAGGGATAGTTTTTACCGTCTATATTGTAAAAACGGTGACCATCCACTTTCATACCTTTTGTTTTAGGTAATACAGTTTTGTCTAGTTCTATAAAATTAAATGCCATAATATCCTCACTATACCATACTTTGAATTAAAAGTCAAGCTTAATTTGACCTGTAATCCAACATATGTTCATTAATTAAGTCGGGTGAGTTTCTTAACTCGTCCCGTTTTTCTTTTCATTGTGGATCGTAAGATTCGTAACAAGTTTTATTAGTATCGCTTTTATAAGCTCTTAATATTTGTTTACGGTTCTCGCCATCATTTCTGTATGAGCAATGTACCCATCCGGAATTAGGTTCGTCTAAATTGTGAAATTCCAGGATCATCTGGTCAAATTCACAGTTCTCTGAAATCCATTTTACCAACTCAGCGTTACTTAATCCAAACACCTCGAAATCGGCCGCCTGGCCTTTAGCGTGCTGGCTAGTTTTGCTTGAGCCAATTGCTTCGCATAAATCAGGACTACGATACCCACTTGATATTGTAACCACTTTACCATAATGATCTCTAACTTTTTGTAAAACGTTTACACAAAGTTCTTTTAAGTTATTCATATGGTCTTCACTAGGGTTATTACTAATACCCTTACGAACAGCCGTCTGTGAAGCTGTCATCTCTTTTAGACTAAAATTAGGACTTAATCTCATTTAATTTTTCCTTTGCTTTTAACTTTAGTTTTTTGAGTTGTCTTAAATTATACCAACTGTAAGTTGATCTATCATTATTACGCAATTCTTCCAATTCACCTACTTGTGATTTTAGTTCTTTATGATTATGTTTAATTATTTGTTTTACACTCATATTAACCTCTTGTTAGTTTTAAGATTTTCTCTATTTGTGCCTTAATAATCGG